GCAACTGATAGTTCTTTTACAATAAATGCAGAAACAGTTGCTTTACCTACAGGATTTTTACAGTTAAGAGATATTTTTATTGTTGAAGGTGGAACTAAGTATGCTTTAAAATATATTACACCTGCACAAATGGATCAAATGAAAGGTAGTTCAACTTCTGGTATGCCAAGTACATTTACTATACTTGGTGATAATTTTAGATTTGCTCCAGTTCCATCATCTTCATATACAGCAACAATTAATTTTTATAAAGAGTTTGATCCTTTATCAACAACAAATACATCAAATTTTATTTTAAATAATCATCCATCTATTTATTTATATGGAGCATTATATCATGCTGCTAATTTTTTAGGTGGTGTTGAACCAAGACAAGTTCAACAATGGCAACAACAATATGCTACTGCACTTGAAAGACTTGAAAGAAACGACAGAGAAGATCAATATGGTAACGCACCATTACAGCAAAGATCAGATGTAACTGTAGCAGGTTCTTTCAATGATAATTATGTTGCTGTAACAAATAACAACCAATAGGAGAATAATGCAAATACCCTTTGGAGAATGGCTTCCTGACCAACCAGAGCATAATAATCCTGGAGCTAATATTGCAAACAATGTTTATTTTGCAAGACAATCTTATAAAAGATTTCCTTCATTAGTTAGTTATTCATCAAATAATATTGGTGCAGATAGTAGAGGTGCAGGTTCTTTTAGAGATAATTCAAATACAGTTTTTAATTTTGTTTCTACTAATACAGATATATACCAATTATCTGGTGGTACTTTTACTTCAAGAAAATCTAGCCTTACAGGTTCTAATGATGACTTTTGGACTTTTACACAATTTGGTAATTATGTAGTTGCAACGAATGGTGTAGATGCTCCACAATTTTTTTTAATGGGTACATCAACAAATTTTGCAAATTTATCTACAGTTACAACAAGTGGTACTTTACCAAACTTTAGAGTTTCAGGAGTTATTAGAGATTTTTTAGTTACAGGAAATCATAGTAACGCATCTAATAGAATACAATGGTCAGGTATAAATGATATTTCAACATGGGAACCTGGAACTAAACAATCTGATATACAAGACCTTCCAGGATCAGGAGGACAAATTACACACATAACTTCAGGAGAAATTGGTTATGTGTTTAGACAAAATCAAATAATTCGTATGGATTATGTAGGTGGTGCAACTGTATTTAGATTATCAGTTATATCACCAAACAGAGGAGCAGTATATGGAAGAACAGTTTGTCAAGATAATCGTAGAGTATTCTTTTATGCAGATGATGGTTTTTTTGAAATTAATGGAGATCAAATAATTTCAATAGGTGCAGAAAAAGTAAATAGATTTTTTGATGTAGATTTAAACAAAGCATTCTCTGATAGAATATGTGCTGCTGTTGATCCATTTAATCAACTTGCTATGTGGTTATATCCATCTGCTTCTAACACATCTAATACTACAGGTATTTGTGATAAAATATTAATTTATAATTATGCTACACAAAAATGGTCAACTGCCGAAGCAAATGCTAGTACAATATTTTCACAGTTTGTTGGTGCATATACAGTAGAGCTTATGGATATTATTTCTCAAAATTTAGATCAAATTAATATTGCTTTAGATACTGATTTTTGGTCTGGTGGACAATTGTTATTAGGAGCAATAGATAATAATTTTAAAGCAGCTATTTTTTCTGGTACTGCAAATGAAGGAGAAATAGAAACCTCAGAAATTGAGTTGTTTCCAGGAACAAGATCAAATATAATAGGTGTTAGACCTATTGTAGATGCCGAAGCTACTGTTACTATAAAAACTAGAGATAGATTAGCAGATAATAGCACAGAATCATCTGTTTCTAGTATGAATACAACAGGTATTAATCCAGTAAGACAATCTGGTAGATATGTAAAATTTAATGTAAAAATACCAAGTGGAGGAGCTTGGAAAGATGCACAAGGAATTGATATAGTTGCATCAAGAGCAGGGTTGCGATGACAGATAAAAGTGATATAGATAACGTAAGATACAGTTTTGAAACTCAAGAGTTCTTTCAAAGACAAATTGAAGAAGCTATCAACTCATTGATTAACGAAAAGAATCAAGAAAATAATAAAGCATTTGCTTGGTTCATAGGAGAATAAAGTGGCAGGTATAAAAGATTATTCAACAACACAAGCTAGTAACACATCATTAAATGGTATTTCTGTTGCAGAAGGAATGCTACCCTCTAATCTAAACAATGCAATCAGAGCATTGATGAAGAATACTAGAGAGTGGTTCAATGATGCACAATGGGTAGAATATGGTGATGGTGATGGTGCTTACACAGCAGCTTACGCATCAGCAACTTCTTTTACAATTAATGGTGTAGATGTAAGTGCAATCTATCATGCAGGTAGAAGAATTAAAATTATAGATTCAGCTAATACTTTATTTGGTACAATAGCTTCATCTTCATTTTCTTCAAACACAACAATCAATGTTACTTTTGATTCTGGAACTCTTACATCAGGTTCTATTTCAAGAGTCTATATTGGTATATTATCTAAAACAAATAACGCAATCCCAACTGGAATTGTTACAACTATAACATTAGCAGATGGTTCTGTTACTACAGTTAAAATTGCAGATGACGCAGTTACTAATGCAAAAATTGCTGACAATGCAGTTCAAGCATCACAAGTTAATGCTTCAGCTATAACAGAAGCAAAATTAAATACTAACGCAGTTACAACTACAAAAATTGCTGACAATGCAATAACAACTGCAAAGATAACAGATGCTAATGTTACAGAAGCAAAACTTGCAAGTAATTCTATTACAACAACTAAAATAGTAGATGATGCAGTTACAATAGCAAAAATTGCAGATGCTGCAATAATAGTAAATTCAGAACAATCAGGACACACACCTGATGATAATACTTTTTATACAACATCTGCTGCTAACACTAGATTTTTAAATAAAGATACATCTGAACTAATTAATTCTGGTCAATCATGGACAAGTAACGATGATTTTATTGCAACAACAGCGGCTATAGATGCAAGAGTTATTGATCTTGTAGATGATGTTGGTGGATTTGTACCAATTGCAAATGAAACAAGTTTTCCAAATGCAAACCCAGATGTTAATAATGGAGTTGGTACAATTGTATCTATAAGTGCATTAGCAAGTACACAAACAGCAAATTCAAGTGGTGTAATAAGTATTTCAAATGGAACAGTAGGTGGATCAACAGTAACTATAAACAATTGTGGTGCTAATGCTTCTTTTGCTGCTGGATTCGGTTTATTAGTTGAATCAACAACTACATTACACACATACAATTTTCATAGATTAGTTCCAAAAGCTACAGAAGTTACTACTGTTGCATCAAAAGCAACTGAGATAGGTAGATTAGGAACTGCTGATGCAGTATCTGATATGAATACTTTAGGTACAACTCAAACTGTATCTGACATGAATACACTTGCAGGTATAAGTGGATTGAATACTTTAGCATCAAATTCTGCAAATGTAACAACAGTTGCCAACAATGTTACAGGAGTAAATAGTTTTGCTGAAAGATATAGAGTTGCATCATCAGCTCCAACAAGTAGTCTTGATGTTGGTGATTTATATTTTGACACAACTGCTAATGAATTAAAAGTTTACAAATCATCTGGTTGGGCAGCAGCAGGTTCTACAGTTAATGGAACATCTGCAAGATTTAAATATACTGCATCTGCTGGACAAACAACTTTTACTGGAGCAGACGATAATGGTAATACACTTGCTTATGACGCATCATTTATTGACTGTTATCTTAATGGTGTAAAATTAATTAATGGAACAGAAATAACTGTAACATCAGGAACAAGTGTAGTTCTTGCATCAGGTGCTACAGCAAACGATATTTTAGATTTAGTTGCTTTTGGAACATTTAATGTGGCTGCAATTGCAGCATCATCCATCACATCAGGAACATTATCTGATTCAAGATTACCAACAACAATGGCAAATAAAACTTTAACAGATGCTACAATTACAGCAGCTTATGGAGGATTAACTGCAAAAGGGGATGGATCATCTAACGATGGTTATATACAATTAAATTGTCATGTTAATACTCATGGTGTAAAAATTAAAGCACCTCCACATTCTGCTGCACAATCTTACACATTAACTTTACCATCAAGTATTACTAATAATTATTTTTTAAAAACAGATGGTTCTGGTAATTTATCTTTTGCAGAAGTACCTCAACCAACAGTACCAACTGTAGCAAATGTATCTCAAACAATTGCACCAGCTACTGCTACAACAATAACTATTACAGGTACAAACTTTGTTTCAATACCACAAGTTGATTTTGTTAAAACAGATGGATCAGTAACACAGGCTAATACAGTTTCATTTACAAGTGCAACATCTTTATCTGTTAATGTTACTTTAGCGGCAGGAAATTATTATGTTAGAATAGAAAACCCTGATGGTAATTCTGGTAGATCAACAAACAATATTATTACAGCTTCTACAGCACCAAGTTTTTCTACAGCAGCAGGATCATTAGGAACAATTGCTGGAAATTTTTCAGGAACAGTTACAACTATTGCTGGTTCATCTGATACTACTATTGCATTTTCAGAGGTAACATCTGTATTAACAAATGCTTCACAAGCAAATTGTACTTTGAATTCATCTACAGGTGTGGTAACAACAAGTGATTTCGGTGGTAGTTCAACTACACCAACAACTTATAATTTTACTATAAGAATTACCGACCAAGAGGGTCAAACAGCAGAAAGAGCATTTAGTTTGACATCTAGCTTCGGTGCAACAGGTGGAGGACAATTTAACTAATGGCTAGTACATATTTAAAACGAACTAATGGTACACCAACTAACGATAAAATAGGTACTATTTCTGTATGGGTAAAAAGGTCTAAATTAGGTACAGACCAAAGAATACACATGAACTTTGCAGATGGAAATAATTATGCTTATTTGAGATTTACTGATGGAGATGTAATTGAAGTTTATGGTGTCGCAAGTGGTTCTCAATCTACGCAAATTAGAACAAACAGAAAATTTAGAGATACTAATGCTTGGTATCATATAGTTTTAGCTATTGATACAACACAAGGAACTTCAACAAATAGAATAAAAATTTATGTAAATGGGGTTCAAGAAACAAGTATGAGCCATACAGATTATTGGGGTCAAAATGAGACTTGCCAATTATTTATAGCATCTGGTTCAAATTATCACACAGTAGGTTCTGCTGAAAATGGGTCAGTTTCTTTTGATGGTATAATGTCACATTATCATAAATGTGATGGAACAGCTTTAGCACCAACAGTTTTTGGTTCAACCGATTCTGTTACCGGAGAATGGCAAATAAATATTTCTCCTAGTTTTACTGTTGGTAATACTGGTTATACAATTTTAAAAGATGGAAACACAATTACAGACCAATCATCTAATAGTAATGATTTTTCTTTAGGTGCAGGTACACTTACAAAATCAGAAGATAATCCAAGTAATGTTTTTTGTACTATGAACTCTTTAGATAATCACATTGCTAGTTCAAGTTTTTCAAACGGCAATACCACAATACAAACAAACACTTCTAACTATACTTGGAATACTGGAACATTAGGAATGACATCTGGTAAGTTTTATTGGGAAGTAAAATATGCTGCTAATAGTAATAGCAGT